TTTCAATTGTAGCATCACTAAAGACCTGCCCCAAAGCTTCCATGAAATGACAATGGTATTCTTGTTGAAACCAGGGATTCGATCTTCTCTCCCCTTCCAGGAACTCGGGGCTTATGCGTGGGCATTGCTCGGCAGGAATTTCATAGGACTCCCATAGATCCCGCTCCTCGCTCCAGATCTTATGAAAATGGCCCCGCTTGCCGAATGGAGTTGACATCAGGATATGCCGTCCATCGCTCACTGCTAACATGGGCCTAACGCTGTTGAAGAGGTCATCGCTCACCCTGGCCGCCTCATCTTCCAGGAGGAGAGTTACAGCCGAGAAGGAGCGGGCCGTCTTCTCGCTGCCAGGTCTAGCTACAAAGCGGTTGCCGTTGGCGAACTTGATCGCAAGTTTTGTGTCGGTTGATAAGTAGTCGCTCGGCAGCTCCACCGCGCCTCTAAACTCATCGAATTTCATCATAAGCTCGGCGCTCTGATCTTGCGAAGGTGCAATCACCAAGCCGAAGCTAGGCCGCCGGTAGATGCTCTCATGGAGCCCTAGGGCTGCGCAAGTGGTACTCTTCCCACTCTGCCGGCTGCAATTCAGGACGATCTTCTTTGATCTGCTCCGCAATAGCTGCTCTTGCCAGGGGTCCGGGTGGAAGCCGAGCACCTCCCTGGCCCATGTCACCGGATCGGCTGCATAAACCAGATCATCGGCCACGGATGGCATTTACTACCGCCTCTTTAGCCTGAGGATATGGGTCAAGGGCCTGGATGATTACCGTTCGCACTTCCACCCATTCAGGAGAGTTTATGATCGTGATCTGCGGGGCGTCGCTTAGTTGGCCTTCAATCCTGGCCAAAGTCTCGATACATGCTCTGGCCTCTCTTATTCCCGCAATGGCTGTTTTGAGGTCTCCTGCCTCGGCTGCTTCTTCAAGGATATCTGCTGCTTTCTGGCGAAGGAGGATAAGCTGATCGAGATAGCTGGCGGCGGTCTCCAGCCTTGCCGCCGTGGTCTCCCTGGCTTCGGCTACAACCTCCTCTTTGATCGTCTCCAGTGTTTCTTCTTTGATCTGAGCCAGAGCCTCTTCTCTGGCTTGGATCATCGCCTCTCTGACATCCTGCAAGTCTGTCCCGATATGGCTCTCTTTATGCCGGGAAATAGCGGTCTTTGATAAGCCGAACCGTCCCGCTATGTCCCGGTAAGAAGTGCCTTGAAGGAGCAGCCTATCGATTTCCAGCCGTTCCGTATGGGCGCAAATAGAACATGGCCTTGACATTTCCCCTCTCTCACCTATGGCCCATGTACCGCCGGACCTCTGCCGGGGTCAAGGTGGAGACCTCTTCCCACTCATCGACCAATGCCGCCGCCTCAGGATGCCTCAGGCTCTTATAGGCCCTCCTTCGGGGCTTCTGGTTCTCCTGGCTCATCTCTACAGCTCCTCCTGATCGACCTGCTCCAGGTTCAAGGGTGCGGCTCCATCCTCTCCCTCATCCTCGGCTTCGGGCTCTTCAGGGAGGGAGTACCTCTGTTCCCTGGCAGCCTTCTGCTCGGCTTCAAAAGCTCGAGTATCGGCCATCAGAGAGTCAAGCATCCGAGTCGTGCCGTTTGTTGATTTGAAAGGCAGGCCAGGGGTGGGCTCACCGATTTTTTTAATGACAATTGCGCCGGATTCGGCTTGCAGTTCTACTTGATCGCGTGGCTTCAGGCCGGCCGCCGCCAGGATCTTGCTTGACAGTTGTAATCTGCATGGCATCGGGCCGTAAGATCCGATTTTTGGGACAGGCCCTCCTAGCGCCGTTTTTTCGGTGTATGCCGTGAGGTCATTTTGACCTCTTGGATCGCTGGTAGCGGTTTCGCTGACAGGCTTTGCTGCTTCTGGTTTTACTGAGTTCTTTGGCATTTCTTTATCACCTTGATTCTCTTTTCTTTGATTTTTTCGATAGTCTCAACGAATCTATTACCGCAAGATCGGCAGCAATAGACTAGATTTAGGCCTTGATAGCCATAAAGGTAAAGTCGGTCACTCTCGCAAAGATTGCACTTTGTCATAAGGTAGCCTCCACATTTTCAATCCTTTTCGATTCTCCTGCTGCTCATAGCCTAGAGTGCGAAGCTGCGCTCTGACTTCATTGATGCTGATATTGCAGGCTTTGGCAAGCTTCTTCAAGTCGAAGCCGTTGTAAAAATGTCGCGGAAGTACCGCCCGGTCGAGAACATATTCCCGAACGCTGGTGTACCGTCCCTTTTTCTGCCGGCCATGCCTGTTCATGCTCCGGCCTCCCTCCGAGGATGAGGGCCTAAGCCCGGATTGATCTCTACTGCATGACCGGAGCGGATCAGGTTCCTTGCATGAACCGCCGGGATACTAGCTACATCTTGTCTATGGAGAAGATAATTTAGCCCATCTACACCGACAAAGAGATCTACGTCCTTTTGGATCAGGACTAATTTGTACTCGCCTTTGGGCTTGTCTCCATTGGTGTCTCTGTCCGGTCTCCGTTGATCTTCTGATTCACAGGACCGCCTGCTATCGTTGTCTCCATTGTCTCCGTTTTCTCCGTTAATTTGAGGTATTCTTGCTATAGGAGAATTTTTCTTTTCCGATGTACAAATTTGTACAATAGAAGATTGATCTCCAAATTGTCTTAAGATCTCATTCCATAGAGACAATGGAGACAATGGAGACATTGATATCAGTAGACTCTGTTTATCTTCTTCTTCATGGAGAATAGAAGGAGACATAATGGAGACATCAGGAGACAACGATAGCCGCAAAGCCTCTATAGCTTCATTGCACTTACAACTATCGAAGTTAAGCCGGCGGTATAACTTAATATTCTTCCTGTCTTTGGTTTTACTTCTCCGAGGTTCGACACCACCGCAAAAGTTCTTTAACTGCTTGCCGAAGTATCGAATATCTACAACTTCACCGACTTTGTAGCCGCACCACTCGCGGTAGGCTTCATAGATGGGCTCTAATGGAGTCTCAAAATAGATCCCATCCTCTATATACTCACAAAAATTCTCCAAAAAAGTAGCCACGGATGAGCTTTGTTCGTTATACTCTGCGAACATCTCCGAGCCCGGCCGCTTATGTATCTGGCCAGATTTACCTATAGCCTTAGATCTGAAGAGCAGCAGATTAAGGATACCTGAAAGCTCGGCTTCGGTGGTCAGCTTATCTAATAGGCATGGGTCTCTCAACCGCTCTAATGGGTTGTTGGCGTCAGGATCAGCCAGGAAGATGTAAGGGAGATCTACCTTAACAAACCGTTCCTTCCAGCCTCGGGAGCTGTCGTCTATCTGAGGCATGGTGTTAGTATCGACGACGGTTTGAAAGTAGGGCTCAAATTGAATCCGGCTCTTATTCTTTCTGTCGGAGTCGATAACGCCGTTGCCGGAGGTCAGCTTAATAAAGTCGGTCCCTATGCTTTCCTTTCTTTTGCCCGTCTCCGAGGCGATCCAACCACGTTTTTTATAGAATCCTCCGGCTGCGAAGTTGCTCTTGCCGATCTCGGCAAGTGGCATGTCCCTAAACGCCGCCTGGCCAAAGAACCTCTTAAGCAGCTTCTCATAGATGCCTTTGCCATTTCGGCCTAACCCGAGAAGGAAGAGTACATAGGCCAGGGGCTCCTTTATCGCCGTGGCAACAAACCAGTCTATCAGGGTGATTCTGTCTGAGATGTTAGGGGTGATGGACTCTATGAAAGCCAGGAAGGCGGGGCATCGGGCCGCCGGATCATAAGAGACGGGGATCTGATCGGTGATGAGATCTTCCGGCCTGTAATCCCTAACCTCGCCGGTGAGGAGATCAGCTACACCGTTCTTAACTCCCAGGTGGTAGGGGTTTGGATCGAATTTCACAGGTTGGTTCAATAGATGGTTAGATACGCGCCTTAGAGTCTCGCGTCTCTGGAAATCTGTGAAAAGGTCTCCGGCAGCTTCGCAGAGTTCGCAGTCAATTATCCTCGACCCATCTGGCCGGTATATCTGGCCGGTGAATCGATAGATCTCCTCCGACTCCTCCGACATAGCCAGGGGCATCTTTTCAAGGACCGCCCGAGCCGCAAAGGTTGGGCTAAACCTGGCTTTCTTCAGCTCGCCGTCTTTCTTATAAGTGAGATCGGCAACCTCTTCAAGCCGGATTAGCGCGGGTTCCCGCGCTATTCCCGCGATTGGTGTCCTCTCGGCCGCCTCCGTCTCCGGTGCAGGAGACCATAATTGCTTCAGGGCTCGCCAGTCATTGTCCTTACATGATTCATGAGGGCAACCAAAACCACGTTCCCCATTATCCGCGCCGCCAATCCATGCCTCGCCCCGGTTATGATCTGCATTGAAAGGGCATTCTTCCAGAATCGCAAGGGTCCACTTTTTGCCTTTGGGGTCCACCCATCCCTTTTTCACCTTAGCAACAGTCGCACCGTGAACCTCGGCATACCTCACCGGGTCGAAGTCTGCCCCGGTGGCGGTGTGGGTGGCGGTGTGGGTGGTCTGCTCCGTTGGTCGGAGTGCGGCCAGGGCTTCTAGCTGCTCCCTGGAGACCGTGGCCAGCTCCTCCGGCTCGGGTGCTTCTAGGATCTGAGATAGGCGGTGCGGTCGGTCAGGTACATCGCTGCCCTTCCTGGCCATGGTCCCATAGATCTTCCAGATCCTAGCCGCGTTGTAGGTGGTGGTGTCCACCTTGACCTTTCCATCCGAGAAGGTGCTCGCCAGGGCTTCCAGGCAGGCCTTAACTAAGTCCCTGGCCTCCTCATCATTAGGGAGGCTAATCTTTGCGGCCAGGTGTCCACCATTGCCAGAATCGGCCAGGATAAAGGCCTCTATCGGCCAGCCCATAGATACCAGCCGGTCCCTTATGTCTCTGGCCTTCTGTAAGGCGGCGGTATGCTCTTCTTCATTAGAGCTTATGCCTGAAGGCCTGATGGGGTCTAAGTCAATCGGCAACCATCGCCGCTCGATAATATCAGCGTCCGCTGTTGTCTCTTTGGCGTATCGGGTGTACTTATTTGCAGATCTGGCAAAGAGATCAGGGCGAACCGGATTGATGGTGAAATAGTAGGCCGGGAAAGGCTCATCGGCCAGGGCTACAACAGCATCGGCCATAGTTCCGGCATTATCGAAGTAACCGCTTATGGTCCGAAACTTTCCAGCGTTTAAGATCCTCAGCTCTGTTATGTCTTCGGGCCGGTGGAATAACTGGATGGTTCGCAGGATGTCGGAGCGATCAAAAGCAGCAGCCATTATAGGCCATCCTCCCCATGTTCAAACCGGGCAGATCGAGCGGCGCGAACTCCAGGTAAAACGCGCTCATCAAAATCTAAGCTACTGAAATCCTCACCAATAGAGCCGTAGAGCCTGCCAGGGATGCCATACCAGCATACGGCAACGTCGTAAGTGTAACTAACGGAGGGGTCATAGCACCAATAGGATTTTAGATCAGGCACTCCTACCAGCATCAGCACCCTTTGCCCGGTCAGGTCTCCTAATCTCTTTATCTTCTCTAGTTCGCTTGAAGTAAATTCAGTAGGCTTTACTTCAGCCCATGTAGAAGCTTCTGGTAGCCAGAAATCAGGCAGATAATAACCGGTAGAGCCTAAGTCAAAACCTTCTTTCTCATAGTCCCACTTCATCGATAGGGCATCAAAATATACAGCCCATCTAGCTTCTAATCGAGAGCGGAACCTGTAGCCTTTATAACGGGTCTCAATTGCACCCCATTTCCGCCTCTCGTTAGGGTAGGGGCATCCATCGCTTTCATATCGGCCACATACCGAGCTATCCGAAGTACAACTAATGCGATACGGACAGCCGGTTAAAGAGGGGTCTTGATCCTGCTGTTCTCCCTGGCCACTCATGAATAAATGGAGCGGAGTTTTTTTTGCGCAAGGTTTAAATTCGTTAACAGCAACCTTACTATTGTCTTGTAAGTCCTCGGCCCGGTCGCCAGCCGGGCCACTAAGGCTTTTTTCCATTTCTACCTCGCTGGATACTCAGGATCTAGCTGCTTCAGCCCGGCGTCAATCGCCATTCTGATTGCCACTGATCGCGGTGCGTGTACGCTTTTTGCTAGCCGCCGGATTGATTCTCCCATTTCCTCTGTTAGCCAGGCGGCGGCGTAGTTGTCCCTGGATTTTGATAATTCCATACTGGTTGACATGTTTTTATTTTCTGTCAGTATGGGCTATTTAAAGCTATCTACTCAAACTGCTGATTATTATGTTCTGTAACCAAAAAATCGCCTTAAAAGATTCAAAGACCATAAAAGTTATAAATTATCACAGCTTATTCAGGGGTATGCTAACTGAAATAGAGAGATCAATGCTGATAGATCGCGACCAATTAACCGTAAAAGCCAGGAGGGATAACGAATTTAAAATTAGGAGGAAGTTTAAAAAGTGGCTTACTGATGCCGAAGATGTCCAATTTCTCCTAGAGCATCTTCCTAGAAAGCAATTAGAAAAGATGATAAAAAATAATAACATCGAAATGCTTATGAGGATCGCCCTTAAGTCAATCTATATCGCTGGAGCAACCCATATTATTAAGGATGAATATGCTTTTAGTGGCCAATGTATCCGAGCCTCTGAGACGACCGGAGAGCTTACCCGTCCGTCCCTTCGGAGAGGCTATGTTGATGTTATTCGTAAGGCTACGCCTGAAGAAATAGATCGGGCTGCAATGATTGTTAAATTCATAGATGAGCTGCTGATTTGTCTCGGAGAAGATGATGTGGGAAGAGTTGCGGAACTGGTAGAGGAGAACCTAGAAGCCTGTTGAAAAATAAGATATCATGGGGCGGTTTAGGTCCTCCCCTGGCCTCTTGCCGCCAGCCGCTTCTCAGCCTCGGCAGCAGTCAGGCCCTTTGCAGTCATAACCGGGCCCACTCCTCGCCTGCTATGTATGGCTGGCTCTGCCTTCGGTTTGTGGACTTCTGACTTGCAGCCGCATCCCTTCTGACCATCAAAGAATTTATACTGTGGCTTGGCGGCATGGGAGACAGTAAAGGCAAATGGGCTCTGGGTAATTGGTTTTTGAGCATCGACAAATTGCGCTTCCCGCTGCTTCTCCAGGGCTTCGGCCACGCCCTCGGCTATCTGCTCTTTGATATATTTATTATCAGCCGATTCCTGCCGCTC